AACGATGCATCGGATATCGACCAAGGTGGCGAAGGTCACGGGACCGCAACAGCGGATTGGTATAACGATTGGTCAGAAAAGGATTTTGACCTTGACGAAGTAATCAAGGAATTGGAAGAAGACATTAAATCACTATCAGGAAGTAGTGATGATGAAGAAACCCAAGATGACAGTCCTATGACCGCCGATGACGATACAGAAGAAGATGAAAAGGACAGCGAAGAAGATAAGCTCGGTGGTTTAACCGCCGACGGCAAGACCCCACCAGCAGCCGGTATGGAAAAGACAGCAACACTCGCAAAGTCAGGCTTTGCAAATGCCGATGTCAAGGGTGATGATATGAAGGCACACGGCGAAGAAGATGAAGCTGTTGCTGCTCCATTAGCAGCACCAGTAGCACCCGGTCCGGAAGACGGTGAAGGTGAAGGTGAAGAAGAACTTGATTTGGAAGCAATCCTTCGTGAATTAGAAGCAGATGCTCAGGGCGGTGCAGTACAACAGCCCGATGCGTCAACACTTGCTGCTAGAATGGAAGCTATCCAAAACGAACTTGCAGAATATCGTAAGGTTGTAAATGTCCTACGAGGCAAGCTACAAGAAGTCAACCTTCTAAACCCAAAACTCTTATATACCAATCGAATCTTCCGTCAGGAAGGTTTGACCAACGAACAAAAGGTACGTATCTTAGAATCATTTGATCGTGCTGTAAATGTTCGGGAAGTCAAGATGGTATATACCACCTTAGTTGAAACCTTAACGGTAGCAGCTAAGACGTTCAAGAGTCGCGCAACATCATCAAAGGTCGTTACCGAAGGGTTAGCAAGTAAGCCAACCGCAAGTACCGCACCAAAGAAGGAAATTTTAGAAGAAAACACAGTTGCAAAACGTCTACAACAACTCGCAGGTATTCTATAACTTTTTAGGAGATACATATATGTCAGTACAAGAATTTATCAATGAAGCCGGGTCCGCCCATAAGGTTATCATTGATCAGTCCCGCAAATTGTCGGGCAAGTGGGATCGCTCAGGTTTGCTTGAAGGCTTAACAGGCCACGAAAAGCAAGGCATGGCAGTAATGCTTGAAAACCAAGCAACTCAGCTTCTTTCAGAAGCAACCTCAACGAACCCAGGTGGTTCGGGCACCAGTGGTGAAAACTGGGCAGGTGTTGCACTTCCATTAGTCCGTAAGGTCTTTGGTTCAATTGCATCAAAGAACTTCGTATCAGTACAACCAATGAATCTACCAGCAGGTTTGGTGTTCTTCATGGACTTTAAGTATGGGTCATCAACGAACTCAACCAAGGCATCAGGTGGTTCACTCTTTGGCACAACATCAGGTTCAGGAACAATTCCAAATGGTGGTTTATACGGTGCTGGTGAATTTGGTTATTCATCCAACATTGCAACGTTGTCAAGTTTGTCAATCCCAACGCAATCAGCCGCACTTGGTTACAGTGATGTAAATTACAATGATACCTATTCATCATCATTCTCAGGTTTCAGAATTGTTTCAGCATCATTGTCAGCATTCACGAACCCAGACATCAGTTCAGTACGTGCATGGGTTCCATCAGGTTCAGCTCTAAATTTCGGATCGTTGTATCTTCCAGAATTTACCCGTGTTGATCCAGCACAAACCACAGTATACTTTGTCGTAAGTAGTTCGGCAAACGGTGTATTGAACGCAGTTCAGTACCTCAAGCAACCATCGGATACAACCCGTGGTGACTTCGAAGATCGTGACAATTCAGTATCAAACTTGAACATTCCACAGATTGATTTAGAACTTCGTTCAGAAACAATCGTTGCTAAGACACGTAAGTTGAAGGCAGTCTGGTCACCAGAACTTGCACAAGATTTGAACGCTTATCATAGTATTGATGCAGAAGCGGAATTAACAGCAATGTTAAGTGATTACATCGCAACGGAAATTGACCTTGAAATCCTTGACATGTTGCTTATTAACGCAACAACCACGGAATACTGGTCAGCAGACATTGGCAATACATGGAACGGTTCAGCATTTACCGCTTCATCATTTGCTGGCACAGCTTGGACCAACATGACTTGGTACCAAACGCTTGGTCAGAAGATGCAGAAGGTTTCAAACAAGATTCATCAGTTGACCATGCGTGGTGGTGCAAACTTCGCAGTTTGCTCACCAACCGTAGCAACAATTCTTGAAACCATTCCTGGCTTCGCTACAGCAACCGATGGCGATAAGAATGAATTCGCTGGTGGTATTACCAAGATTGGTGCATTCCATAACCGGTATACTGTCTACAAGAATCCATACATGACGGAAAACGTATTACTTCTTGGTTTCCGTGGTTCAAACTTCTTGGAAACTGGTGCAGTTTATGCCCCATACATTCCATTGATCATGACACCACTCGTATACGATCCAAATAACTTCACGCCGCGTCGTGGTGTTATGACTCGTTATGCAAAGAAGATTGTCCGTCCTGAATTCTTCGGTAAGATCTACATTGACGCATTATCACAAGTTTAGTCTGTCAATGAAGTAACGTAGTAGAAAAAGGGGTGGCCGAAAGGTCACCCCTTTTTCCTGTTATACAAAGTAAAGTGCTATTTATACTAAGAGTTTTCCATTTGTGAGATTATCATGGCCCTATTAAGCGACGATCCAGTAATTTATACCGATGAACCAATAAACCCAAGTGGACTCACACCCTTTGGAATATTTGACGACGAAGAACCATTTCAGGACGATGCCCCGAAAGTTGCTCAATTCGTAGCGCGTCGGTTAGGGTACCCCGTATTAGATATAGAATTGGTGGATAAAATTTTATATACGTGTTTTGAAGAAGCGGCGATGACCTATGGTTCACAGGTTAACCAGTTTAATGCTCGTGAGCATATGCTCACGTTACAAGGCATGCCCACCACGACTGCAATTACGCAACGTAACATTATCGGGTCATCCTTACCACAGATTATTAAATTATCTGCTGTATATGGTACAGAAGCACAATCTGGTGGAAATGTAAATATTAAACGTGGCTATATCACGCCCACCACTGCATCAGGACAAACCTACTATAAACAAGAGTATGATTTGAAAGCATTGTGGGCAGATGTTAGTGAAAGTGGTAAGCAATTAGAAATTCGTCGAGTATATCATCACATGTCACCTGCTGTTGCGCGATATTATGATCCGTTCGCCGCGACAGGTCTTGGATTAACTAATCTAATGGGTGAATTTGGGTTTGACGGATATTCGCCAGCCGTTACCTTCGTGATGATGCCTGCGTATGAAGATTTGCTTCGTATCCAAGCAATTGAAGTCAATGATATGATTCGTAAAAGTCAATATTCATTTGAAATTTCAAATAATAATATTCGGTTTAGCCCATATTTTAAAAGCGACACTCCTGTATATTTTGATTACATAGTAGCCGATGAGAAACAAGGTTCAGGTAAGACATATAATCCATCGGGTAGTATTGTGTCGGATTATTCCAATGTGCCCTATGGTCATATTTCCTATACCACAATTAATTCTATTGGTCGTACGTGGATTTTTAAATATACATTAGCATTATCTAAGGAAACATTAGGAGACATCCGCAGTAAGTATGATAGTATTCCAATTCCTGATTCTCTTATCAAATTAGATGGTGAATTACTTCGTCGTGAAGGAAAGGAAGAAAAGGAATATCTTGTAAAGGAATTACGTGAAACGTTAGAAGAAACAGGACTGCAAGCGCAAATGAAGAAGCAAGCAGAAAACTCAAAATATATGCAGGAAATTTATCAAAAAACACCATTCTTAATATATATCGGATAATCTATGCCTCGTTTTGTGAGTGATCGTGATTTTAATTTGATGCAACATTTCAATCGTGAATTATTAAACACGGTCGTAGATGTTGATATTATTCTCTATAAGATTATACTGGACAATACCAGTATTAACATCTATGGAGAATCCACAAACAAAACACGATATACGGGTATTGAATTAAAGTCGTTGGTTAAATTTAAGAAAATTGTATCGGACGCCACGGCAGGATTTGGTGTGGATGTTGACCAAGGTGTGGAATTCCGCTTTGTGCGCAAACTACTAGAAGAAGTACAAGTGTATCCAGAAATTGGCGACATCATAAGTTATGATGATAGTTATTACGAAATTGATAATGTTAATGATACGCAATATGTTGCCGGGCAACCATATAATTCTATATCCATTTTGTGTGAAGCCCACTTGACCCGTATTAGTGGTATTAATATTGAGGAAATAAACGCTAATGGCTGATTATACTAATCAAAAGTCTGACCAACTACCTGTACAGAATACGGGGGTCAATGCGCCTGACGAAGCACAAAATCGTGGGTTAGATACCAAGACCGTAGATGGTGATAATAGTCCGATTACTGTTACATTGACGAATATTGACGAAACTCTTATAAAGTATTTAACTGAGCGTATTCGTCCAATTGTGACCCAAGATAAGCGACAGGTCAAAGTCCCGATTATGTACGGGAACCCCGAACGCTGGAAAAGTGTACAACGCGATGGGGTGCTTCGTGATCATAAGGGGAAGATTCAATTACCATTGATTATGATTCGTCGGTCAGGTATGAAAAAGAATATAAAGATAAATTCCCCTGTAAACAAGTATATAGAACGGGAATTTGAGACTGGCTGGAACAAATACAATCCGTATGATAGGTTCGCCGCCCTTAATGG